CCCAAAATTTAGCCTTTTACCGTGGCGATCTTGACCGCCTAACTTATCAATGGGCCAATTTAGCAATAGTAGAAGGGACTAAAGAATGGGAACGCCTAACCGCAAGCGCCTAATTCTTGCGCAACAAAAAGCAAGGCAATTAGCCATACCGCAACCGCTACCGGATAATTACCAATTACCGAAGCTAACGGCAGAACAGCGTAAGGCGATCTATGCCCCGCGCCCCGCAAGTAGCGCCCCGCAACACCTCCAAGGCCCGCAATGGGTGAGAGTGTGGCGAACTACTACTCGCGCGACTTATGGGCTAACCGCGATTCTTGCCGTATTATTTGGCGGGATTATTGCGGGCGAATCGAAGAAGGGAATCAAGCCCTAACAAATAGCGACACCGCGAACCCGCTTAGGCTAACGCTTAGGCGGGTTTCGCATTACCCGCGCCCCCTGGGAGGGTCAAGCTACAAGCAATAACCAAGTAAAGCAACAAGAAGCGCAAGGGCCTAAGTCCTGCCCCTAGTCCTGCCATACCGCAACCGCTAAAGATCAAGCCAATAAGAAGAAGCTTGAAGCCCCCGCCCTAATAACTAAGGGGGTAAGGGGTAGCCCCTAACTCACCCGCCCCCGCCCCCCTGCCCTGCCCCCTAATGGCTAGCCCTAAGCCCATAAGAAAAAGATCACGCGCTGCAACGCCGTAAAACGCTCATACAAGCCACGACAAAACAAACAAGCAAAACACTAGGGCGCTATTCTGCCACGCTCGCTACACGCCTTACACGCCCGAAAACCTGCCAAATCTGGCTACCGCCCAGGGACAGCCCTCAGGGTGGGGCAAATCCTAGACACGCCGAACCCACCGACACCCCGCTCGCCCACTTTCGCATTTCTCCTAGGTTCAAAGTTTTTCTGATAGCCTTGAAAACAAAGGAAGGGAAGCCCTATGCCTAACCCAGCCAAGCCGATTGAGCAAAAACGCTTACTCGGCAACCCTGGTCATCAGAACTTGCCGAAAGAAGGCGAATTGGCCTTAATAGCGCCTGGACAGCGCCAACCAGTCCGAGAACTCGGTCAAGACGGCTCACAGCTCTGGGATGATGTCTACAAATACGCCTTGCCTTGGATTGGTGCGATAGATGTTCACCTACTCCAGATGACTTGCGAGCAATACGACAGACGGCGCGAGATCATGGAACGCTTGCAGAACGACTACGACTGGCATCTTTACAAACAACTCAATGACTTAGAGAGCATCATCTCAGGGAACATCAATAAACTCGGCTTCTCTCCAGAGGCTCGGTCAAGACTCGGTTTAGCCGAAGTCAAGCGAGAGTCAAAGCTAGAAGAACTATTTGCCAGAAGGACAAAACGAGAGCTTGAAAAAGGCAATAAATGATAACTATTGTCACTGGCCCACCTTGCGGGGGAAAAACAACTTATGTCAAAGAAAATGCGAAAAAAGGTGATGTAGTAATAGACATGGACAAAATTGCTTTAGCTCTAACCACAGACGACATTGATGAGTACCAATACTCAGACTCGGTTAGATCTGTGGCAATCGCCGCTAGAAAAGCAGCCGTAAGAGAAGCAATAATAATCAGTCAAGGACAAAGAGAGCAAACTTGGATTATTCACACAGACCCAAGCACGAGCGATAGATACAGCTATAAAGTAGCCGGTGCAAGATTTGTCGAATGTTCGCCAGGACTAAGGGTTTGTTTAGAAAGAGCCAAGGAAAGACCTTTAGTAAATCAAAAGAAGATTGATCGGGCTATTAGGGATTACTATGCAATCCGTTAGTAACTGGCCTCCGCTTTGGCTAACACCCATGACTCAGGCTGAATTAGACAACGGCGAGGGCGAAGATGTCATTGACTTTGCCGAAGCCTTTGGAATTATTACAAAAGACTCGGTTGCGGGCAAAGCAGGTACGCCTATGGTCTTACGACCCTGGCAGACAGAGCTTTTGCGCCATTTATTCGCTCACGATGACAAAGGGCTAAAAAACAGAGTTTCTTATGTCGGGGTTCCAAGAAAAAATGGCAAAAGCTCACTTATGTCGGTTGTTGCCGCCTATGGGCTTGTTGGCTCAGGAATTAGAGGTGCAGAAGTCTATTCTTGTGCTGCTGACAAGGATCAGGCTCGCTTAGTATTCGGTGATACCAAGAAACTAATAGAAGCAAGCGAATTATCAGAAATCTGTAAAATTTACCGAGATGCGATTGAGGTTCCAAGTACCGGTTCGGTTTACCGAGTGTTGTCAGCCGAGGCTTTTTCCAAAGAGGGGCTATCGCCAACTCTCACTGTGTTCGATGAGGCTCACGCCCAGCCCAATAGGGCGCTCTGGGATGTTATGCAACTTGCCCAAGGTGCGCGAGGCAACCTTGCCACAATGATTGCAATTACAACCGCTGGCGTAAAGTCGGACAGCACAGGCGGGGACTCAATCGCTTATGAGATGTATCAGTATGGTCAGAAAGTTACAAGAGGTGAAATAAAAGACCCAACTTTCTTTATGGCTTGGTGGGAAGCACCTCAAGACATGCCTTATGACGATCCTGCAACTTGGCAACTGTCCAACCCTGGCTTTGACGACATTTGCGCTCGGTCAGACTTTGAATCAGCAGTTTTGCGTACTCCAGAGTCAGAATTTAGGCGTAAAAGGGTAAATCAGTGGGTTTCATCAAAAGATAGCTGGTTACCCTCTGGCGCGTGGGAAAAACTGCAAGTTGACTCCGATTACAACGAAGATGACGAATTTATCATCGGTTTTGACGGCTCTTGGTCAAATGACTCGACAGCAGTCATTGGTGTTCGGTTGCCAAGAGAGGAAAACGATAAACCACACATTTTTACAATCGCTGTTTGGGAAAAGACCTCAGAAGATGACGCTAGCTGGCGTGTTCCGACTCTAGAAGTCGAAGATGTGATTATTCAGTTCTGCACTAAATACAGGAATGTCCGAGAACTCGTGTTTGACCCCCCACGCTGGCAAAAGACGATGGTAATGCTTGAGGACATGGGTTTTCCAGTTGTAGCCTTTCCAACTTACTCAGCCGCTCGAATTGTTCCTGCTTGTCAAATCTTCTATGACGCTGTGACCGAGCAAACAATCACACATGACGGCAATCCGGTGCTAACAAGGCATTTAGACAACACAGTCGTCAAATCGGACAGACAGGGCAGAAGGATCACAAAAGAGTCTGCCAGTAGCCCAAGAAAGATTGACGCTGCTATTGCTGCTGTAATCGCTTTAGACAGGTGTATAAATAGCAGTAAACTAGAGGATGAACTAACACCGCAATTTTTCAATTAGGTTGGTAATGACAGCGACTATTCTCCAGGCGACAGGCATCCTGACAATCTCACTCGGTGCGGCCTTTATTTATCCACCAGCCGGCTTAGTTCTACTAGGAGCTGGACTTTTAGTATTCGGTATAGCCATTGAAAGAAGTAAGTAATGCTAGGTAATCTTTTTGAGCAACGCGCTGTCAGTTTCCAAACTATTTGGGGTGCAGGTGAGCCATTCGGTTTACAAAGCGAAGCTGGCGTAAATGTCACTACTAAAAAGTCTTTTGAGATTGTTGCTTTTTTTTCAGCAGTAAGTCTTATCTCTGACACCATTTCAACTTTGCCATGTGGGGCTTACCTAAGAGTCGGGCCAATCCGCCGACCCTTGAACCCCAGACCTGTTTGGTTAGATCAGCCTGACATTGACCTAAGCACAAGAGCAGCGTTCTTTCAGCAGGTCTTTTCAAGCTTGCTCGTACATGGCAATTCTTACACTCGCGTATTCCGCGATGCACAAGGACAGGTTGTAAACCTAGTAAACCTAAACCCTGAAAAGGTTGAAGTAGAACGCTCCAAGATTGGTCGAAAGGTTTACATCTATCAAGAGGAAAATAAACCACTTTCGGGTGACGAGATTATTCACATCGTTGACCTCATCCTGCCAGGCGACCTAAAAGGACTAAGCAGAGTAGAAACTCTAAAGCAGTCACTTGGTCTAAACATTGCACTAAGCGATTACGCAGCTAGGTTCTTCGGTACTGGTGCTTCTGCTGCTGGGGTTATTGAGTTTCCTGGCAACCTAACTTCAGAACAAGCTAAACAGCTTGCTGATGGTTTTGACGCTCGACACCGCAACGGAACTAGACGCGCACACAAGACAGGTGTTCTATCGGGGGGAGCTAAGTTTGTTTCTACACAACTTGACCCTGAATCATCACAGGCTTTGGAGTCACGCAAGTTTGCAGTAGAAGAAATTGCAAGAGCTTTCAATGTTCCACTACACCTTTTAGGCGTTCCTGGCACAGCTAGCTACGCATCGGTTGAACAGAACAACCTTCAGTTTGTTTCTATGACACTAAGACCGCTAGCAGAGAAGGTAGAGGCTGCTTTCTCACGCTTGCTACCAGGTGATGCCTACATCAAGTTCCAGTTCAACGACTTACTACGCGCAGACTTAGAAGCTAGGATTCGGTCCTACTCTGTTGGAGCGCAAGCAGGTTTCTACTCGACAAACGACATTCGCAGACTAGAGGACATGCCACCAGTAGATCAGGGTGACCAGTACCGAGTGCCACTAGCCAACATTGATTTGGCTGACACCGAAACCATTACTAACGAGAAAAAGGTTTACATGGTTGCACAGCTAATTCAGTCAGGTTTCTCACCTGCCGAGGTTCTATCCGCGCTTGGCTTGCCAGAGATTGCACACACTGGCTTGCCTTCTGTACAGCTACAAGGTGTCGCTCAGATTGACCCAGAAGACCCAGAAGCTGTTTACGAGGTCTAATGACTGTCAAGACTTATGGCTACGACCTTGTGGCTAATGTGAGAACTTTAGTTGTCCCAGCCAGCGTTGGTGTTCAGCATGTTTGTATTCACAACCACGAACACAACCAAAACAAGGAAATATTTATTGGTGGGCAAGATGTAACCTTGACCAATGGTATGCACGCTAGAGCAACAGAAACAAGTATTATTCAGTTGCTACCGATGGATGAGCTTTACGCAATCGCTGATAGTAATTGCAACCTAAGAATACTGGTGGTCAAATAGTGCCTTACTACATAACAGATAAAAACACTGAGTGTTCCAACTGGGCTGTTGAAAAAGAAGATGGCGAACTTGTTGCTTGTCACGATACAAAAGAATCAGCCATTGACCAAGCAGTAGCTATCAGCATCGCTGAAGAAACTGAGTTTGTTGGCGAAAGAGCAGCAATCGGTTCACTAGCTATTGACGACTATGTTTCTTGGTCGCCGCTTGACCCTAGAGTTGCTGCTCAGATTGTTATGGTCGAAGGTCAGTTTGCTGTGGTTCGGTTATTTGATTACGAGGATGGCATCTTTGAGCCAACCGACAAGATGATGGTCATAAATGTTTTTCAGTTGGAAAAGATACCAACCCCAAAGATGATTGCTGTCGAAATGGAGCATGTCGAGGAAATGCACGAGCCGCATGACCCTAACCTGCCAGACAATTACAGACCAGCTTTATCCGAGGATGTTCCAGAGGGCAGGGCTTGTG